TGCTGGAGATTCACAAACGTCTCTAAACCATTGAATTACTTTACTTTTTTCAAGGTTACCACCACCTTCATGATCGAAGGGAAAGTATCCTGAGTAGCCATCAACAGCTACAGCGATACCTACAACTTTACCTTTACCAACGACAGAACCTGATCCCATTGATTTTAAATCTGGATCATGTGTTTCTAAATCGATTGCAATTGTATCTGCTTGTCTTAAGTCTGGAAATTCTGTGGGCTTAACCCACTCTGTTTGTGCTTCAATCATAACTTTATAAATTGTCCTTTTGTATTTCTAATTAATCTTTTTTTACCCATCTTATCTCTTTTATCATTTTCAGGATAAGATTGATAAATACAATCTTTATATTCATACCCATTTTCTTTTAACCATTCAGCGTGAATAACTAAAATTTTATTTTTCATCAGAATAATCTCTATCAATTGCCATTTGACAATAATGAATTGCTTTTTCTAAATCTTGTTTTTGTCCTTTCTGCTTGTGACGGCATAAGTATTTTATAGCATTCCCCTCCGCAAACGGCAAGTTGTTTTTGTTTATAAACTCACTTGGTTGAATTTTCATCGAAGAGTAGTGAGATCCTCCTATTTGTTTTTTATATACGTCGCTCATAATTTAAACTCTTTCTGTTTGTTTTTAGATTTAATTAAAAATAAATTTTCGATAGTTCGTGTAATTCCTACGTACCAAACCCTAAATTCTTCGTCTTGTTTTTCTTGCGATTTCTTTGCACCTTTGATAGTATTCGCCGTTTGATTTAAATATAGAATCACATTGTGTGCTTCTCCACCTTTAGCTCCATGAATTGTTGAAACTTTTATTCTTGGGTCCATTAATAGATTTTCCCCATTATCTAACATAGCTCTCATATAATCTCTTTTAGATACAGGAACATTATTAAATTCTTCGTACCAATCACCTTGAAAATTAATTGTTTTACTTTTTATATTTTCTAGAATCCTTTGGTGATGAACTTCAGGAATTGATTCACCTTTCTGCATTTTTTTCCAATTTAATATATCTTCGTATAAAGTTTTGCCCATGCTATTGCCTTGATGGGTCTGAAAGAAAAATCCTTTTCGTTTTAAATATGCAGGAATTGCTTTTAAAAGAGAATTAGTTCTAGCTAGTATTAACCAATCTCCGGTAGTCATATCAATTCCATTAATATTAAATCGTTCTTCAATAACTCCCAGTTCATTTTTAGGAAGATAATCTTTAGGTAAACGATTAAGGTATATTCTTGAAATAACATCTAAAGCTTTTCGTTGAATTAGTTGAGGAACTCTTTCAGATTTATCTAATAATATCTCTCGTGATTCCCAGTTGATAAAAGAATCTACGTCAGCTCCAGCCCATCCAAAGATAGCTTGGTCATCATCACCTGCAATCCAGACATCACATTCAGTTTCTTTTTCTATCTTATCAATCATCGCCCATTGAATTAAAGAAAGATCCTGAGCTTCATCAACAAAAATAACCTTAAATTTAGGTGTAGTTCCTTTGTCTAAAAACTGTTGAATCATGTCGGTAAAATCTATAAGATTATGCGCGCTTTTATAATTATTAATCTCTTTCTCTATTCCAATTAATTTTGTTTTACTAATCCAGCTTAAATGTTCGTTGCGATTAAACTGTTGTTCAGCAGTAATTTGTCTTACTCTAGCTAGATTAATTAAACTTAAATACTCACTGTTAGAAGAAAAAATTCCATTAAAGTTATTAGTTTCATAGGAAGCATATTTAATTTGAATACCACAGGTTTCTCCAATTGCTTGGTAATTTCCTTCCTGCATTACGTTTTCTTCCTTAAGTCCTAAATTATTAAAAGCTAAAGAGTGTAATGTTTGAAAATATTTAATATCTTTTTTAGTAAGGTCTAAATTTTTAGCTAAGAATCTATCTCGGGCTTCGCCTGCAGCTTTACGAGTAAATGCAAAGTAACCTATTCTGTCATGTGGAGTACCATTCTGTACATACTTGTGTACTTCATTTAAAAGTCTTCTAGTCTTTCCGGTTCCCGGTGGTCCTACTACTTTGTATCTCATTAATAATTAGTTCCTTTCCTTTCCACAGGTTTATGTTCAATTTGTGGAGTATAGAGTTGTTTTAATTTACAAACTTTAAGTGTCTTGCCTTCAACATTTAAAGAATGATCAAACTCTACATTACATTTGTCTTTTAGTTTCTGTGCAATTTTTTCTTCTGGAATCTTCCACCCAGTTCCTAGAT